CAAGAGCATGCTTGTTACTCGGCGGCGTTTTCGGGCGCTCCTGAGTTGATGAGGTTGCTTGCGCGACAGCTGGTGAATGAGGGGACAACTCCAGGGGGAGTCCGATTCTCGCGAGCTGGTGGTAGGGCTAGTGGAGACTTTAACACGGGCATGGGTAACACACTTATCATGCTCGCGGTGGTTGTTGCAGTGCTTAAGCACATCAATATTAAATTCGACGTCCTGGTCGATGGTGACAACGCGTTAGTCTTCATGTCCCAGTGTGATTCAGCTCGGGTACTTGGTTGTTTCGGAAACCTCGCTCTCTCATTCTCGGGCCACGAGATGGTCCTCGAACGTCCCGTCACTGTCCTTGAGCATGTGCGGTTTGGGCAGAGTGCCCCGCTTGAGTTGAGCAAGGGGCGGTTCACTATGGTGCGTGATTGGCGGAAGGTCTGTTCGCAGATGACTTCTAATCACGCCCATTTGAACGTCCCTAAGTTCGTGCGGCCTTACCTTAAGGGTGTGGCGCAGTGCGAACTTGCGCTCAACTCGGGGGTCCCTGTCATCCAAGCTTTTGCCAGACGCCTACTGACACTTACGGAGGATGCAAAGACTGTAGGAGACCAGTTCTACAGGGATTATGAGGTGCTCGGTGTTAGGGTTTCTTGTCGCGATAAATCCGTGTTCAGAGAACCAACAACCGAAGCTAGGGAGAGCTTCCATCGCGCATTTGGTTTGGACCCGGATGCGCAACTCGCAGTGGAGAGGGCCCTTGGGTCCGTTGATCTTAAGGTCGACGGTTGGGAGCCCGAGGAATCTCCCTGGCAGTTTGGATTTTTCTCAGCCAGACCTGGCTTGGTTGACAAGTTCTTTGGTGTCGAGGAGTGGCCGTCGGAAGAGTTCTAGAGAACCATTTAGTCCGATTGGGCACTAGTAGTCTAACTGGTGCGATTAGAGGGAACAGCGGTGAAGCGTGAGCAATGGTGAAAGGACAGTGGCCTACTACATGGTTGTATTAGCACGAATGTCCACATTGCCCAGCGTCGGGTGATACAGGCGTGCGGCACAAGTGAGAGTTCTAGAGAACCATTTAGCACTAAGTGGCGTGCTCCTGGCGGGTGGAGAAAGGACAGGGACCAACTACATGGTTGTATCAGCCCGACAGTCCACACCCGTACCTACCTTGAAGCGCACGTGTTCCTGTTGTGAATTGTGTGGGGGGCAAGTCGGGCATGGAGGATCAACGCTGGTAGGGTGTACAAAGGCTAGAGGCGCTGCAGGTGCCCTGACGATCTTATAGGCCGCCAACTACATGGTTGTATGAGAGGCTGAGGGAAATCAGGGTCCGGTGCGAACTGCGTCTCCGACAAGGCATGCGTGCACTGAGGAGTGGCGAAGTGGGCTTGGGCTTAGGCCGTCAGTTTGTAGGGTGCCACCGGAACCCAATAGTCTGTAAGTCCCACCTAGAACGTCCCGGCGTCCGAAGTGTTTAAACCAACTATCTCCGATGGCTGAAAACCGGACGAGGTACCGAGGAGTTACTCCGAAAGCACATGGAGCAGCAATGTTTCACGGTAGGCGTGCGTAGAGGGAAAGCGCGACCTCCTGGGATTTCACACACTGCCGTTAGGGCCCTTGGTTGGTGACCAGGGACGCCACCCCGTTTTCCAAGTGAACGGGCAACAGCACACATTGGTAGCTCCTGTCGCGTGTGTACGCAGGGGCGATTGAGCAGAGCACACATGCCTCGTGTTCGGGCATTGAACGAAGAACACCGGAGAAGCCATCCGTTAACCCAGCTGGTAACTGGGAAGGCCGGAGACGCGCGGGAGTTGTTGGAGGAGCCCGAGTGGACCTAGACTAAACAGTTGCAGAACTGAACGGGCCTGTCTAGGTTTTGACTGATGCAC